TTCACCAGGGAGCTCTTCGCGTTCTGGTTCGCCGCTTTCGTGAACTCGCCGGTCGTGAATTTCGCGCCGGAATTGAAAAACATCTGCATGTAGTTCAGGTTGAAGAACGCCATGTATCCGTCGTCGTCGCCCGTCTGCGCCGCCACCATGTCGTCGTCCGGAACGATAGCGCACTGGCGGTAGTCAAGGGACGTAAAGCCCATACTTCCAGCGCGTTCATTGAACTTATTTCCGGTTTTCTGCGGGTCCAGGATCGTCTCCAGCATGTCGAATATATACTGCGGCACGACGATGTCGGTCGGTTTTTCTCCGGTCTGGTATTTCGCCTTCGCAAATCCGCGCTGCAGGAGCTTCTTGAGATATACCGGCGAGGACGGATTCAACAGGTCGGCTTCGCTCGTGGAATCCCCGCTCTCGTAAAACGGATCCGTGGTCAGGTTTATCCTCTTCGAGTGCCACCACTCCGGGACCGTGCCGGTGGTGATGATGTTCCCCACGTTCTCGCTCGTGGAGTCGTTTACCAGGTAATCGATGGTGTTATACACGGTCGTGCCCGTGAGCGCCGAACCCCTCGTCCATATATGCGACGCCAGGCCCTCCTGCATGCTACGCTGAAGGTTGGACATCTTGGTGTCGAGGATGTTCTTTATGGCCTGTCCGCTCTTGTTTTCCAGCTCGTCTTCCAGGCAGATCGAGAGCGACCCGGTCATCATTTTCGGCCCGAACTCGGCCGCCGTCACGATTTCCGCCGGTGTCAGCGCTATTGTTCCGTAGCGCCCCAGGAACGCGAACGTCGTGTGCTTCCCGTATTCCAGAGGCACAACTATTTTCCGTTCGTCGTAGGTTTTCGCCTGCTGTTTCAGCCGCGCCAGCAGGTAGTGATTGTCCGTGAATATGTTATTATACAGCACGGGCAGGTACTTGGCGTTTATTAACGCCTGAAGTGTCGTATAATTCAGTGCCATCTTCTATTTCCTTTTTCTTGTTTGCTTTTTGTTTTCCTGTGCCGGTCTACTCTGTCAGCTTGTATTCGCTTAGATCGATATTGGCATAGGTTTTCGGAACGGGCGCCTTTTTCTTTATCTCCCGCGCCCCGTTTCCCTTGACTACCGGCGGAGGAGGCGTTCCCGTTCTCTTTTTCGCCAGTTCGTCATAGTCCCAGAGTTTGTATGCTTCTTCGAGTCCCAGCGCTGCGCCGGTCTCCTCGTAATACTTCACTGCATACTGCACCACCTCTTCAACCGCCGCCGGCTTGAGCTTGTATTTCCCCGTCAGCGCATCTTTTTCCTTGCGCAGTATCTCGTCGCTTTCCAGCTCCGCGATCCGCCTGTCTTTTGCCTCCAGGTCCTTCTCGTACGGGTTCGGGTGCTTTTCCGGGTCGAACGCCAGCGCCGCGTCCACGATAGGCGCGATCTCGTCCCCGAATTCTTCCATCAGGTCCTCTCTGATATTCTGAGCGACCTCGCCCTTTTCCCTGAGCTTCTGCACCAGCTGCACGACCGGCTCTACGGCCTTTCGTAATGCCGCCGTTTCCTGGTCCCGCTGCGTGCTCTCGGACTGCCATTTCTTTTTGTTCTGGCGGTCCTGTAGAGCTTCCAGGATGTCGGCCTTGTCGTACTCCTGGCCGTCGATCTCAACCTTCGGCTGCGCCTCTTCGCCTTCTTTTTCGTCGCCGTCCTTTGCGGGAGAGTCTGTGCTCTCTGCGGCGCCGGATCCGGCTTCCTTCTTCTCTGTCGCCTGCTGCACCCCTTCTTTCAGTGCGTCAGCTGCGCTCTGTTCGTCTGTCTTCCTTCCGGCCGCGTCGGATTGCTCGGTCAGACCGAGTTCCCCGGCCGAAATCTCTATACCCGCGTACGGGTTTTCTTTTTCCACAAACTGCTGCTCTTTTGCCTTATCCATCCGTCTCCTTTCGCCGGTGGTCCCGAATCCGGGACGCGGTTCCGGTTATTGTTTCCTGTTTATTGTTGGCAAATAAAAAAGGGAGACATTGTCAGTGTGTCGGCACCGACATGCCTCCCCTTTTTATTGCGTTTCCCCCTTGGTCATTGCGACCTATGAGGAAATGTTTCGTTTTGCATCTCCCCCGGACCCATACACAAACCCGGGGGTACTCCTCGTCTTTTTGGTTGTTAATATTTTATTCTAAAAATACATTTTCAGTATTCTGCCCCGCCGGCTGCTTCTGTTCCGCCAGGCCCGTATCGTCCTTCCGCAAAAACACCGTAATCAGCCGTTCCTTGTATTCATCCGGAAGCACCTGGAATTCCTCTGTCCCCATCAGTTTCGGAAATTGTTTCAGCAGCTGCGCCAGCCGCTCCTCATCGAGCGAACCTATCCATGCCGCCTGTCTGTTCGTCTGTTCATCTGTTATCTGTTCATCTACGCTCTTCATCGCTTCGTCGATATATTTCCGGAATTCACCCTGTGCCTTCTCCATCTCCCCGGCTTCCTGTTTCATGGCCATGAGCCCGTTCCGCTGGTACCAGCCGTCTATAATTTCTTTTTTATTCGGTTCCGCCAGGGAATTAACCACCTGCTCGATTCCGTAAATTCCTTTTTCAAATTTTTCTATCGCCCTCGCTTCCGTTGCCACGCGCCCGCCCGGCTGGCTCATTCCCGCAACGACCTCCACTTCCAGTTTACTGTCCGCCAGCCCGCGCATCTCCGGGTCTTCCGCGTTAAATTCCTCCTCTCCTTCCGGTACCCCCTTGGAGTCAATCTTCATCTTGGGATTGTACTGCACAAATTCGTTCTGCCCGTTCGCGTCCTTTTTCCGGATTTCGATTATCTCCCGGTCCATTGTTTTTAATACCTCTACCACGAAGCGCCCAATATCCTTAACGAACTTCGTCAGGTCCTTTGATATTGTATACCGCACCCTCCGCTCGGCCGCCTCCTGCAGCGCCGCTATTGCCGTCCCCGCGGTAACCCCCGTCGGCTTCCTTCCCTCCGTCACGTCCTGCACGCCTGTCACCACATCCACCAGCCGCAGCAGAACCTCGAGGTAATTAAATATATACTGCGGAAGCGGAGGCGGCTCCAGCCAGCTTATTTCGTTCGGGTTGTCAACTACGACATCCTCTCCCGCCACGGTTCCCGATATTTTTTTAACCGCGTTATTCCACCAGTTCCTCATGATTTTCCGAACCGGGTTGCCCGCTTTGTTAATATTATCCGCGATGCTGGACATCACCTGGTTCAGGCTTTTAACCTGTGTTTCAATGAGCTGGGGCTCCCCCATCCCGAAGATAGCATGCGCGGAACCAAGATTTTTCAACATGAATTCGGGAATCCGTTCGTACGGTATCTGTCGGTCGTCTATTAATACGCCGTTGGCCCACATCACCTGCCGCCCGTTCTGATACGTTGCAACGTCGTTATCCATATAGTAGCATTCCTTCACCAGCGCCTGGTTGGCCTTTGTTTGGCCCCCGTCACCGCCTTTCTCGCTAATCTCCTGAAACACCTGCTGTTCGTCCAGCCATCCCTCCGCCGGCACGGTTGCTTTATATCGCTGGAGTATTTCATCCACGTGCATCGGAGTGGCAAATATGTGATACCTCGCCTCCCATTTCTTTATATTCATTCCCCGGGATCCGGGGGCCGGGTACCAGGTGAACGGGTCCCGTATGATTACCTCTATCGCCTGTTTCTTCATTTCCTCTGTGGCGTCCGGCTCATTCAAGAGTGGCTGTATATGTAAAATGCCGTTTGAATACAGGAGCATGTCGTCAACGCAGTCCATCATCCCGTCCCGCAGGTCCGACTTCTCTTCCACCTGCCGCGTTCTCTTCTGCAGCATATCCGAAAACGGTATGTCGTTCGATTCCTCCGGCGCCACGTCGAACGTCGGCATGTAGTCCGCAATAATCGGTTTTATGGTTTCTATCGTTGCCAGTGCCAGGTTGATTCGCTGCTTTGTCGCCCCGTCCGGACCGGGCACTGGTATGTCGTTCTCCCGCAGCCGCTCATTTTTCCGCCATCGTTTCCGCTGGTCGGCCGTCCACTGCCGGGATTCCTCAAACCATTCCTCGCACCTCGCTATCAGTTTTTGCTTTAACTCCTCGTCGGTTTCCCCGGGATCGTCGCTAAAGCTGCCTATATCGATATCCGCATACATTTGAAGGAGGCCCGCGTCCCCGGCCGGCCGCGTCGGCGGTATGATTTCGCCCGTCTGCGGGACCATCCCCTTCGGGAGCATTATATGTCTTGATTTTTCCGGCAAAAATGTCATTCTGTTTTCTCGTCGTTAATTTACTGTATTAATAGTTATCCCACGATCCGGCCCCGGCCGGCTGCGCGTCCTGGGTAATCTTGTCGATGATTTTTTCCATCATCGGCTTTTCTTCCTGCGGCCGCGCCGATACATGCGTATGCATCACGCAGTACCGCAGCGCGTCGGCTGCGTGGTCCTCTCCGTCCGTGTCCATGTCCTCTACTTTCGTATCGCTGTATACCAGGCCCGGTAGCGTTTCTATCAGTTTCACGCAGTTTTTAAATACAAAAAGTTTTGGTTTTCTTTTCGCGTCGTGTGAAAGCAGGTCCTTAACGCGCGCCCATCCGGAGAGCCGGTCATTATTTGCCTTCGAACAATACAATCCTCCCCGCCTAAATATATCCTCGATCGATTCGGTGGTCTGCTGCTCATGGTTCGCGCCAGTACCGTACTGCGATTTCGCCCAAATGCTCGGGTCCGCCCAGGTGTTCAATATAGTTTCCTCGCGCGGACTCATGGCGGTTACCTTCCGCGCCATCCCGCTGGGCGCGTTCCCCGCCTCGTAATACTCCCGGTATACGTAGTGATTCCCTGTATAGTCGATTGCCAGCCACAGCACACATGCCGGCGCCGCATATCCCCAGTCCAGGCCCCGCGACCGCTTCCAGGAATACGGTATCAGGAACGGCTCAACCACATGAATGCTCGGGTCCCACATATCAAAAAATTGCCCTGAAAATCTGTCCCAGTCCCCGTGCCGCCATGCCGCGCGGAGGTTCGGGTCCTTGATCGCCTCAATGCTCTTTACGTACTTGGGGTCTTTTTGCATCAGGACGGGATTATCGTCTATTGTGGAGGGAATAAAAATTCTACTGCGGCCGCCTGGCGTATAATACGTTTTGTTTCGTGCCACATCCACCCAGCGCCGCTTTACCCAAACGTGCCCGCGCCCCCCGGGGTTTGTGGTGCAGAATACGCCGGCCGGCAGCCCTTCCACTGTCGAACGCGCACAGCTGATCAGTTTTTCATAATCGTCCTCACTGCCGATCTGGGTCAACTCCTCGATGAGGAGCTTTTGGTATTCGTGGCCAAGGTACTTTTCATAGGAAGTTTTGTCCTTTAGGTGTCCGGTACGTATAAATCCTCCGTGCGGGAACCGTATCACCGGCGAGGCTCCCGTTACCCGGGCGCCCAAACCTCTATACATTATCCGGGCACGCGCTATCCAGTCGGAGAGATCATCGGCATTTTTCCGTATTACCAGCCCGCGGTACAACTCGTTCCGCACATAATTAGGCTCGACCATCCACACCAGGCCCGCGTCCGTTTTCCCGCCACCCCTCGCGCCGCCGTACAGGATTTCATATTCCGAACGCGTCAGCGCCGTCGTCTGCCGCCCCGGATTCGGCTCCCACGCTATCAGTGCCATAATTCCAACCACCAAAAATAACATCTTTCCCGTAATCCGTATTTCATTATTTCCTCGATTTCACTATTTTTATTCTTTTATAAATTGATATTTCATTTTCTTTCCCTATGAATGATTTATGATTTACTTTCAGGAAGCGCCGCTTCATCAATAGGTTTTCCCTCCGGCGCCTTCTCCGGAAAATATATAACTCCGAAATTACCCTGCGGATTCACGTCCAGCACATCCCGGAGAAGCCCCTGAACTTTCAGTAGGTCGGACCGCGCAGACGCCTTGCTGGTCAACTTTACCTTGACTGTCGACATCGGGACCGCAATTATCGTTCCGCCCATCAGGACTTTTTCTTCTCCCTCTCTCACCTCGACCGATTCGATCGCCGCGGCCGTCTCGTCGTCTATATCCGCGATATTTTTCAATCTGCCGTCCTCGCCGTACAACTTCCGGATATCGGAAAATGCGTGTGCTTCCATCAATTTGAGCGTTTTTAAATGGCTTGTTTTTATGTTTTCGACCAGCTCCAGTCTGCGGTCGGAAATCGCTTTTTTTATGTTGGGTTTTGATAGCAGTTTAGAGGCCGTTACGCGTATGTTTTTTCCCTTAAACCCGGCCATCCGCGCCGCTGCCGTCGCGTTCCCTTTTGCCTCTCCGACATAGAACAAAACGAACAGCCGGTGCTTTACGTTTAGACCGTGAGGGTCCTCCACCGGCTGAAACCAGTCCGGGAATAAGCTTATCTGCTGCCGTGCCGTCAGTTGATTTTTAGTTTTTGTCTGTTCGTCTGTCATCTGCCCGCCTTTATGTCATGCTGAACCCGTTTCAGCATCTCGCCTTTCCCTTACTCTCCTAACTGGTCCCAATCTCCCACCGGCTTCGGTTCCTCAACTTTCTTCTTCCCGTTCCCCGTCTGCTGCAGCCCACTGTTTATGTTTTGACCGTATCGCGCCCCCATTCGGAATACTACCCCTCCGAGGAAAAACGCCCCCAGCAGAATGAGCGCGTAAATTATGTGATATATCTCATACATGCCAAATCCCCTGTTTGCTATTCCTGCCTGCCATTTTTGCCATTCCCGAAATCTTCTGTCGGGAATCCAGTCTCGTTTTCAGAGTATATACAAATTTTTCCCCCGCTTGTAAAGTGGCAAAATTGCCACCCTTAACAGAAAAGCCCCGGATTTATACATCCAAGGCTTTATTTTTTATTGAAATTAATGGTAACTTAAATATTTTGTATTTTTTTTGTCTTTACCGGTTATCTCCTCCCCGCCACAATATCTTTTATCATCTCCGGACTTAAATTAAACTGCTTCCCTATCAGCTCTAATTTATCTTTCACCAGCTCCCCGTTCCCCTCCATTGACCGGTATTTCCCCCGTATAATCCCGTTCCGGATTTCGGTCACACTGACCATCGCCTGGATATTAAAATCCTCCGGGTCCAGCCGCAGTTTCCGCAGGTGTCCCTCCGTCATTTTTTTCAGGACCGTCAGGATAAACCCCACATGGTAATCCCCAGGGGCCTTTTGTCTTATTGTATTTTTTTTCCGGCTTTTTAGTTCTTTATCCATTTATTTTTCCCTTACGAACGAATTACTAATTTCTAATTACTAAGAATTGCGACCTAATAACATCTGTATCCTTCGTTCGACGCG